TCAGGATATAAAAAAAATGGTGGATTATTTGATTTAATAAAAATGAATAAAGATTCTAAAGATATTGCTAATAAATTAATTAAAGAAGCTGAAGAACACCCAGAACTTTTTAATTTTATAAAAAATAAAATATTTAAAGGAAAATCAATAAAAATAGATGAACCAAATAATCAAAGAGTTAAATTTAAAAAAGACGGTGGTAGTTTTTTTACTGATGCTTATAATAAAGCAAAAGGTGCATATGAAACTTTTACAGAATTACCTGCAAGAGCTTATGATGCAATATTTGGAGAAGTAAGAAATGATAGATGGCCTCCACATTTTAGAAAAGCATTAAAAGAATATGGTGATAAATATATAACAAAATTAGAAGTTTGTAGAATGCCAGTAAAAGGATACGTAAAATTAATAACCAATATAGTTACATTAGGTGCATTATCAAGTCAAAATTATTATGATGACTTTTTTCATTTATATTTAATAGTTTATTTAGATGATGGAAATGTATTATATTTAGAAAAAAATCATGTACCAACAATTAAAAAATGGCATGCAGATAAATGTGGTATAACAATTGATGTGCCACAACAAATTACATTAAATGACTTTATAAATAATGCAGTTAATGAAGTAGGAGATTCAATATATGTATATGACCCCATTGATAATAATTGTCAAGTATTTCAAAAAAATTTATTAGAATCAAATAATTTATTAACTCCAGAACTAAGAGATTATATATATCAAGATGTTGTAGAAGTATTTAAAAATACTCCCAAGATAAGTAAAAATATACTTAAAAAAATTATTGACCTAGCAGCAAGAGGAAATATACTTATAGAAGGTAGAGCAATAAAAAGACATAAAAGAAAACATAAAAGAAAATCTAAGTAAATAGTTATAATATATTTTATATAGTATAATTTTAAATAATTAATTTAATAAATTTAGAGTTGTGATCTAGAAATCATACGACCACCATGACGTCTTTTAGAATGTTTTCTCTTAGAATGTTTTTTAGAATGTTTTCTACCTCCACTTATTCCATGACCTTTTTTAGAATGTTTTCTCGATCTTTTTCTTCTTCTACGACCTCCTTCAATAGAATCATGTACATATTCTTGCATTTCTTCATCTATTGCAGCGCCTTTCTTATGTCTTCTATTTCTATGTTTTTTAACTCTATGTTTTCTACCTCCTGACATTCCTACTCCTACGAATGGTGCAACTGCTTTAGCAGTACTAATTATATCATCTTTATTATCATAAATAAATTTAAATGGTTTTTTGAAACCCTCCCAAAAATCACCCAGAAAAGAGCCCCCATAAAAGTTTCTTTCAGTTCTATATGGTATTTCTGGGGCATGTTCAGCGCTTAAAATATCTTCTTGAGTTAAAACACCTACAGCTTTCTGCATATGACCATTTACAATAGTACATGTACCCTCTTCACAAATTAAAACATACATTATATAATTTTGAGTAGAGATACTTGGATTAGTAAAGTTTGCAGTAATTTGTAAACTATTACGAGTTAATAAACCTGCAGATTCAGTAGGCATTAAACCGATATCTTTACCTAAATCAATTGCCAAAGGGCCTCCAGTATATTTAGACCATTGTGACCAAGATTGATTACATCCATTACGTACTGCCATTTGATATAAATCATATTGAGTAGCAGATGATAATAATTGTCTTGTACCTAATTGTACAGTAATATTATTAAGAATTGCGAAAGTATCAGTAGAAGTAAATGACAAATTAGCATTTGGAATACGTGCATATACATAAATTCTTGTTGGAATAGAATTTAAAGTAATTGAACTTGAAGTAAATGACATAGATTGACCAGATGTTAAACTAACTGGATTACCTGCAGGATATGAAGTAATAACATTATAAGGATAAGCAATAATAGGAGGAATACGCATTAAAGGGTCTGGTGTAACCTGTTTTATTAATATTTGTAAAGAATTACATGTAACAGTTGGTTTTAAAACAGTTGAAGGACTTGCAGAACTATGTGACCATAATCTAGATAAATCCCCAAATTGTATTTGTACTGTCATATTTTGAATACCAATAATACCAGAATGTTCATCTTTACCGAATAATAAGGGTGATAAAAATAATGGTTCACAAACAGTTAAATTAACTGAAGCAGTAGCACCAGAACCTGTAGAACCTTGTGTAATAGTATACCATGCATTACCAGAAGTATTAGATGAAAAACCTCTTGGGACTTGTACATTATTATTTGAATATCCTTGTAATTCACTATTATTCTGTTGAGCACTTGTAGCATAATCAGCATATTGATCTGGCATAGATGGAGTCATACCATAATTAAGATTTTCTAAATCATAATTTGCTGAATAACGTTCTAAACATGAAAAATATTCATTTAAATTTGTACTTACACTATTATCACCAAGTTGAACATTTACATTTTGTGTACACATAGATAATGGATAAGCACGAGGAGCATCATAACCAGCTTGTAATAAACCACCGACAGCACCACTATTACCAGCATTATTAAAGAGTAATGTAAAATTAGCCAATACTAAAAATTTTCTATCAACAATTGTATATTGAGAAGTTGGATTACAATTTATAGTATTTGTAGACTGATTTGGTAAACCAGATGTTGTAAAAGGAAAGTAAGAGACTTCTTGACCTCCTTTGAAGACACTATATTCACGTTTAGAATCTATACGTGTGACAGGGTCTTCAGCTCTAAATAATTTTAATGGCACGGGATTTAATGACATAATTATATATTACTAGATGATATATTTTATTTTTTATTAATATTCTTTTTTTCTAAATAAAAATTTAATTGTTAGACTTTGATTAGGGTCAATAAATAAAGGATAAATGTTATTAACTTCATCAACCCAATAAACAGTTAAGTCAAATCTATTTATAGGTCCCTGACCTTGTAAATCAATCAATCTATATTCTCCTGTTGGATAATATTGTATAAATGGTTTAATATTTGCAATAGCATCAGAAACAGGCAAATCAAAATCAATTAAAATAGGTTGAGAATTATCACCACCTTGAAGTATTGAACTACCAGTAATAGGTATAAATTCTTGTTTAGAAGGTAAAAGAGTTGAAACGAAACGTAAACTTCTAGGTTGATATAAACTAATAGTTGATGCATATTCTTGTGGAATTTGATTATAATTAGAAATAGAACTATTTTGACCAATTAAAGAATTAGGAAACATTGCATATTTTCCACTATTTGCATTTGAATAATCAACAGTATTATAATAACTAAATGGAAAAGAAGGTAATATAGCTTGTAAATTAGGATTAAAATATATAGCATCAGAAGAATTATAAGTAGTAGGTATATACATACTAAAAAGTTGAGAGGATGAATCAAAACCTATAAATGGCGCAGTAAGACCAATTGCAGTAGCTCCAGCCGCTAAAGATACATTAATCATATCAACTACTTGTCTATAATTATATATATATGTATTTCCAGTATTATCTATTGGTATATATGTTAAAAATTGTTGAGATGCAGTACCACCTGTACCAGTTAATGTAACAGAAAAACCAGTAGTTTGATTAGTGGCAGTAGAACCAGTTGGAAATGTTTGCATGATAGGTAATAAAGCAGTTGGACAAGTAAATTTAATACATGTGATATGATAATCTCCAACATTATTTATAATATTATCTGTTCTTGTTTCATAAAAAGTTGCTTGTTGTGAATGCTCAGTTAAATTAGTAATGACCACATTATAATAAACATGGTTATCCCTTCTTTCTATCATAGTTTGGTAATTCATAATATATTATCATAACAGATTATTTTTTTACTATATTATATATATGGAGAATCAAATAAAAAAATTAGAAAAGAAAGCATTATCTAATGACGATTTAGAAAAAATGACTAATCATAAATGTAATATTTACGTATATGATGACTTATTTAATTTTAAAACATTAGATGATGTATTAGGAAAAAATGGATGTTTTATTTTATTATATGAAAGTAAAGAAAATTATGGACATTGGACATGTATGATAAAAATAAATAATAAATTAGTTGAAATGTTTGATTCATATGGAATAAAGCCAGATAGAGAATTTAATTATATGCCAAAAGATTTTAAAAAGATTCCTTATTTATCTAAATTAATGAAAGAATCGCCATATGAATTATCATATAATCATCATAGATTTCAACAATTAAAGAAAGATATTAATACTTGTGGTAGATGGTGTGCATTGAGAGTTAATTTTAAATTTTTACCATTAGAAGAATTTAAAAAGTTAGTAACTAATGATAAATTTACACCAGATGAAACAGTTACTTTAATGTCTTTAGCTTTTGAATGATTAATCTGAATATTCACTTTCTGATGCACTTTCATAATCTGTATCTTCATCACTATCTATTACATCTATATTTTTTATTTCTTTTATTTTAGGAAGTTTAGTAATTTCAATTTTCTCAACTTTTTCAATTATTTCAGGTTGTGGTGCACTATTTTGACCTAATAAAAACATTCCACATTCATATAAACAACATAATGGCGCTCTATTCCAAATTGTAACCCATCTTGAAGGTAAACTTAATATTTTTTTAATATCATCTTTACCTAAACCTATATAACATTTTAATAATCTTTCAATACCATAAACACCACTACTACGAGGAAAAAAAGTAATATATTGACATTCTAATAACATATTTCTAGTTTTTTTATAATCTGTAATTTGATGATTAGTACATAATACACTAATATTATAATGTCGTCCTTCTGATAAACATTGATCTCTTAAATTAGAAACTTCATCTTTTAATTTTTTAACTTTAATAGTTTCAATATCATCAAACATAACAATTGAATCTTTAAATGTACTTACTGCAATAGGGTCTTCTAATATTTCATCATCAATTTTAATTCTAATTGGTTTTAATTTATCTAAATCTTCATCTTTTGATAATTGACTAAATAAATATAATTTAATTTTTTTATGACGTCTTCTTATTTCTTTTATTAAAGCAATATTCCATGTAGTTTTACCAGATTCACTAGGACCTGCCGTATATGTTCTAACTATACCATTTTTAGGTAAAGTTGGTTTTAATTTACCATCTGTTAAATATAATTCTTTTTTAGATCTATCATTAATAAGTTTAATAGCTTCATTATAAATATCTTCATTTTCGTATGGTGCTTTTTGTTTTGCTATAGCTTGTTGTAATCTTGCCATCTCAATACTTTTCATATGTGGTTTTCTAGCTCTAAACCATTTATCAGTTAATATACTAAATGGGTTATCCATCTTAATAACTTCATTTTTATCATTCATAGTTATATAAACTCGTTTATTATGGTACTTTCCTCCATCTATTCTGGCAACTAATTGACAATCATCACAATCTTTTAAAGTAATACTCATTTTATTTTTAAAAGGGTTTTATATATATAAATAATACATATAAATTTTTAATTAAATTATAAAATATAAATTAATAACTCTTACTTGCAACTTTTAAAGCATCCTTGTAAGAAATTCCTTTCTCCTTTGCTACTCTTTTTACATGGGTAATCCAGTTACTAACCTTTTTATGTTTACCTCCAGAAATTCCCCTACCTTTTCTACGATTATCAAGTGGACTAGTTACAACTGATACGTGTTTAACTCTATGTTTTCTATGCTTTCTACCGTCTCCAACTAATCCATCACCAACTAAACCATCTCCAACAAGACCCTTACCTTTATGTCTATGAGCTCTATGAATTAATTTACGACCATGACCTTCATAAATTACTTCACGTTCTAAACATGCACCTTTTTTTGATTTATGCATTCTATGCATTTTTTCACGACCAATTTCACGCCCCTCACCTAATTGTTTGGCCATTTGTCTAAAAACTTGATACATTCGCATTCGTAATTCTTCATCGTTCATTGATATATTATTATATAAAGAAAAATAAAAAAATAAGTTAACAAATTAAGAAAGCTATTTGAAATACTGCAGTATTATAATTGCCTGTACCAGTAATAAAAATATCTATTGCACCAGTTCCTATAGAACTAGCATATAGATTAAAGAATATATTACTATTACTTCCATCAATATTCATTACACTTAAAAGAACAACAGAAGTTGTAACTATACAACTATTACTAAAATTAAAAGAAGCATTTATATTAGTTCCTGTATATGAAAATGTTGTTATTATTCCAGAAGTTGCATTTAATGTCACACCTGTTGAAATACTTGTAAGTTGAGTAACTGTATATTGTCCAAAATTTATAGCATTTGCAGTTGTATTTTTTACTAATAAATTTTGAAATGAACCAGTACTTCCTGTGAAGCCACCATCACAAATTACACCACCCGTACTATTACCAATAGTTAAAACACCAGTCCCTTTAGATATATTAACTGCTCCTGAACCACTTGATGATATATTTGTTGTTCCATTACCATTACCAATATTATTAGTTCCAGCTGTAGCAGAATTTATATTAACAGTTGCAGAATTACCATTAGTACCTAAATTAATTAAAGCAGAACCAGCATTCATATAGTAAGATTTTCCTGCTAAAGTAGTATCTGAACCAGTAGATCCAATATTAAATGTTGATGAATTAGTACCAATATTTATAGCACCAACTGAAGTAGCTGTACCTATACTAATAGCACTAGCACCAGTTGTACCAATTAATATGGTTCCTTGTGCAGATAAATTAGTTCCAGTAATACCACTTGTAAATATTCCAGTTGAACCATTTATTATATTAAATGTTCCAGTTGTTCCAGAAACATATGTAAATCTTCCCGTTTGTCCATTATAATCACCACTATTTGTAATCGTACTAAATGAACCAGTATTACCTGTTAAACCTAAAGGAAAATTTGCAAGTGTAGAATTACTTTGATAACTTTGATAATCACTAACTCCACCAGTAATACCTAATGGATTAACTAACTGACTATTAAAATTAATAGGATATCCAGCAAAATAATTAAATGTTAATCTAGAATTACCACCACCAACTAAATTCCATGTTATCGTAGTATTAAATAAATTATTAATTAAAATACCTAAATATATTGTGTTACCTTCACTTATAGGGTTAGTTAAAGATGTTGCGGTATTAGTTAATAATCCACTTCCCTGACTTCCTCCTTGTGTATAACTTAAATAATATGTAGTTCCCGTATATGTACCACCAATAGTATCTAACGTACCAGTTGTAGATGATGATAATACATATTGAAAAGTAGCAGTATTTGTACCACTATAATTATACTCAATGAATGCTACCATATTATTTAATGAATAATAATTAGCTGGTACTATAATAACCGCTACTAAAACGTAATAAGTTCCAATAGTAGCAGGAGTTGTAACATTACCAAAATTAGACATATTAGGTCCAAAAGATGAAGATGTTGCTACTGAATTTATATTATTTGTATATAATGTATTAATTGACCCTGTAGGACCAGTTGATATACCACCAGAACCAGTTATTAAACTACTTGCTTCTATTGTTGTAGCTGAAATATCGTTACCTGTATAACCTCCAGTATTTGTAATAGATGAAAAAGTAGCAGCACCAGTATTAGGTGGACCAGTTGGACCAGTATTACCAGTTGGTCCAGTTAAACCAGTATTACCAGTTGGTCCAGTTGAAC